AGCTCATTTTATTTGTTATTAATTTACTTTTGGTATTGCGCACTCATCATAGTTGAAGTCTGCTTTAAAGACTATATCGAACATATGACCGTCTACGTTATCTTTCATTTCTTCTCTGACCGGTTCAATGGAAAAGGTAGGTACTAACTCCCATTCTACGTCTTGTTGCTGGTCGGCTGCTGCGATCAAATCTAAACACATTTGAAAAGTATCTGATTCTACTTCTACTGCGTTGGTTCTACCGTCTGAAATCCTATCAGCTATAAGTACTCTGTAAGTGTAAAGAATATCCCTGTCGTCTATTGGTGTAGTGATAGGACAAACCCACAACAAGGGGTATTCTACCGCTTCACTTTGCGATATTTCCCAAAAGTCACCATACCCAAAACTCTTTAACTGAGTATGATTCAATTGAAAATCTGAAAACCATTTGTATATGATATTCTTTGTTATCACTTTTCTTTCTTCTCTTGTTTAGCTAAATAGGCTAATAGCTTTTGTTTATTTTTTTCACTTGTTGACCTAATCGCAATTTTTGCAGTAGGGCCAGTTGACTCGTCTTTCTGTTTCATATCGTCTTTTGTTTCCGGTGAATATTCCTGATTGATACTTCGCCCTTTTACTCTGAATATCGCTCATGTCGTTATTCCTGAAGTATAAAGGGTAGCTTGATTGTTCCTGAAAGAGATAATCGCTTAATCTCTTAGCATAAAAGTCTGCTCTACCTTGCCATGTGGCCCTTACCATTTCTAAAGTGTCCTTATCTACGGGTTGCTGATTGTCTGAATTACTAGAAACTACCCCTTTATTGGACATTTTAAAGGTATAAGCAATACAACCTGAGGCTATATTGGCATTAATTAGGAACTTTTCAATGATATTATCTAGTAAATAAGCATTCAAAACAGTCACTGTATTAGCGGTAATTTGCCCTGCTATCTCATTATAAAGGTCAGTTCCTAGTAATTGTTGCAATTCTATGTCCTGAACCATCAAAGTAGTTCCGTTTATCAGCTTATCGTCTACGTTATCTTCGATAAAACCATACTTTTTTATGGTCGCTGCGCTTACAAATAGGGGTGTAGGTGTACTCATTGTTGTTTTCTCCTTACTATTATTTGATTCCAACTATGCCTACATGACGGTAAATTAACATCTATTGTAGGGTCATGATACCAACCGCCCTTATATCTCCATACACTTTCGTTAAATCCTTCTGTATGTGCTTCGTTCTGCATATTCTCTATTTCCGCTCTGGTGTAAAGTTTATTAGCATTCATTAACTGTCTGCAAAAGTCCCTAGTCCTTGAATCGTTTGGCCCTACATATTGCCATTTAGTATAAAGTTCAATTGCTTTAGGTTCGTTAATGTCCTGAACATCGACTACTACTTCACCACCTTTTTCAATGTATTTAACAGAAAGAATATTTTTAGCATTTAGTTTGTCAAGTGCTTTGTAAAGTTCGTTTTCGTTAATTCCTAAAATACCAACAAGTTTACTTAATGGAATCTTTTTGTTTTTCTTCAGTTCAGAAACTATTTTATCTTCTAAAGATTGGTCTACAAACTCATCATACTTATCTCCTAACTTAACAACTTCAAAAAGGTTAGCATCCTCACCTATCGACATGAACTTATTTAGAATGTAGTCATCCTGAAACTTCATAAACATTTTAGACTGTTGAATAGGCATAGGAGGAACTACCGGAACTATTTTAGGTTGTGAAATACCTAACTTATCGTAAACTAAATCTTTCAATGACTGAGGGTCAAGTACCCTACCTATTAACTCACTTGTTATCTCCATTCCAATAGGGTCAAGTACTACCAACTCTAAAGGATTGCCAAAGAACCCATAAAGAGTTAAAAGATAATTCATATCTTCCTCCTCCTCTTGTTGTTTAGGCATTACATAAGTGTTACAGAAGTGTTCCCATGCTAAGTCAAATTCTGAACGGCCTCCACCTAATTCCCCTGGGGTTTTTATCCCGAATAATAAACCGTTACTTACTCTATGCCCTTGTAATGTTTTATTGATTACGTCTTTTGAAAGTTGCTCATATTGTTTGTCGAGTTCATTAGATCGTAACGGAGAAACCGTAGGTGCATTAGTTCCTGGATTCTGAAAGTTCATTATAACCTCCCCTGCGTTATCCGTACCTGTGAACTTTTCTTTAAAGTCTCTATCTAATTGTCTTTGCTCCTCCTCATTTTCTGCAATAGCACCATTAAAAAAAGTAACCATTGTACCGGCTGCAAATCCACTCTTTACGTTATTAAGGTGAAAGAATCCACATTCTATATCTGTTTCAATAGAAGTCTTTGCCGGCTCATATTCAGGTAATGGGTAAATATCAGTTGCAGGGTTGTCATCTTTGATAAATAAGATTTGTTTACCGGCTCTTACTTTTAAATCAAAAGCGTCATATTCGATAGTCCCTTCAGGCAATTTAGTACTACCTACATTTCTCCATCTACTCTTAGCAGACATTTCCCGTGTCCAGTTCTTACTGACATAGAATTTAGATAAATCCTCATTTACCCTTACGGTGTTATAAGGTTGTAAACTGATAGATATAGGCTTTCTGCTTACCCCTGAACCCCAATCTACGAGGTAATAAGCCCCTCCGTATAGTGTTTTTTCAAATATTTTCTTCTTTGTGAGTTCATCTACGGTTTGATAACCGTTAATATTCCTCATTAAAGCCTCTAATTTAACCTTATCACCTTGCCAATCTTCCCTTATTTTAAAGCCTTTTCCGTATATATACTTAGCTTTCCCCTGCACAATTGCACTATGAATGCCTGAATTATTGTATAAATAGGCTAAATAATCAGGGTAATCATTCCTTTTACCGCATGGTATAAAAGGAGTGTTAGGCAATGCCCTGAATACCGGTGTCTCGTTGGAATACAACGGGTATTTAGACATTGTATGCCTTAGCTTTCGTAGACTGCCCGTTCTGTTGTTGTTCCATTGTATTCTGTTGGTGTATCTAAAACTTTGTCGTATGTCATCATCCCTATCTCTACTGTCTCGTCTGCTAATGCAGGGTCTAGGTTAGTTGTCGATGTTTGAGCGTAAACAGTATAAGTGTACTCGTCTCCTATTGTCAGTTGTATTTCTCCACTTAAAGGAACTGCAACACCCGTCTTAACTATTATTACAAACCTGTTATACCTTTCTGTATATGCACTTATATCCTCTGAGATACAATAGACAGAACCTTTAGTCTGATTGCTTGTAAACTGAAACAAATAGGTAGGATTAGCAATAGTAGTTTTTTCCGTTAAGGTTAAATCTACTTTAGAGTTAGTTCCTAATGTTAATCGTATCACATACTTAATATACAAAAAAGTCTGAAAGTGTTAAAAAAAGAAAGGAGGCCATTTAGACCTCCCAACTAATCAATTAAAATATATGTTAAACTAAAGTATCTAAAATAGCCTGACTAATTCCATAAGGGTATTCGAGTTCCTCGCCTGTGAAGGTAAGGTTGAATCCGTTGAGACTGTTTGCCTCTTTGCCAGTTCCTGAAGTTCCGGTGGTAAGGTCTAACCCTCTACCTGATCCATACAGAGAAAGTAAACCGTTATTATCTTTTGCAATAATCATTACCGGTTTCTGAGCAACTATCCTTATTTCATTTCGTTTCGCTACATCGAACTTATCGAGTTGTATCTGAACTGACTGAGCTATAAATCCAGCACCTAAGTTCTGGTCTCCACCGTTGTCAGCTTTAGCCTCTGAAGTGTTTTTACGAAGTTTGTAATTGTAGAATACTGCACCGCCTGTCATAGCCATAACTGTGACCGAACCACTAACCACCGTGAAGGTGGTAGTGTTCAGCGATGCAAGTTCACCTATCCAAATCTCGTCTACTCCTCCCAATGACTTGCGACAGTCAAGGGCGAATCCTGTTGAAAGTACGCAACTCATAATATTATACTAATTTAAAAGATACGATTTCTGTAGGCAGTTCTATCTGAGTACCGCATTTGAAGTGAATGTCTACCATCATATTCAAATCAATTGGGTTCTGACGGATATTGAACATTTCATAATCATTCTCTCCATCTGTACCAATAACGAAGTTAGAAGTACGAGCAAGGATAATACGGCTTGTTCCGTTCAGACCTGGGAGCCGTCTTACTGTCTGTCCTGTACCTGGCAATGTCAATACACCTGTTTGGTAAGGGCCACCGGCAACACCGTCATAATGGAATAGGTTAGCATTTTTCAAAGCAAGTACCAAAGTATTGAAGGTATCGTTACCTACCATATACTCAATGTCCGGCTTATCCTGAATGGTGATAGGCAATACTGCCCACATACCATCAAAGATTCCGATAACGTTAGATGCGGTGATACCTGTACCAGTTGCGATACTTGTAGGGTTACCGTTTACTATACCGGTTGCTGCGTCAATGATTGCAAGGAAACCATCATAGAAAGCATAGTTACCTGTACCTGTAGACAGATTAGACTGCCACAAAGCGGTCTCCATAGTCTCAGTCATTAAACCAGTCAGGTATTTAGTCCAGTCAGCTTCAAAGGTGATGTAATCATAGTTAGCACCTGGGCGCAACGCTCTTTCAGTCCAGAATCCTTCAAGGTCTCTTTCACAGAAAGTATTTTGTATTTTAATCTTACCTACTGTGATAGTACGTTTAGAGAAGTAAGTATTACCTGAAGGGTCGAAAGAACAACCGTTCTCCGCTTGGTAATATAGTTGAGTAGTCAGGTAATGTAAATCGTCTGTTGATTTAATACCGGTTTGTTTTTTAAACTTTGAACTTGTCGGGCCTTCATAGAAGGAACGCATAATGAGTTCTAGTGATTGGTCGTTTACTACGGCCGGTAAACCTGAGGTTACCCATCCGAACTTTTGATAATTTGACATGGTTTATTTTTTTAATTATTTTTGTGTAATGTTGTTAATTGCCTTTGCGAGTCTTGCCTTTTTATCTTCTACGTTCTGAGCGAATTTCTGCTTAAGGTCGTTTTTAGGTTCAGGCTTTTCTACTTTCGTTTCAGCGATCAGTTCAAGTGATTCGATAATAGCAGAGAAAGAAGCCTTAGTAGCTTCCATTTCCTCGGTATGCTTTTTAGTCAATTCCTCAATCTGAGAGTTGAATTTAGTTTCCTGTTCTGACAATGCGTTCTGAATAGCTGAAAGTACTGCGGATTCTGACATAGGTGCATCTACAGGGTCAGGTGTACCGGTTTCAATTTCTTCGATAATACCGTTCATTGTTTTAATGGTAACACCGGTAGATAGTTTGTACTCACCATCAGGTACTGCGGTATTTAACCCACTTGCGTCAGGCATTGTTACTGATTCACCTACTGCGATAACTCCGGTAATAGAGTTACTACCATCTGCTAATGGTGTAGCTTCAGGGGTTACATTCTCTGTTGGTAGGGGTGCATCCTCTAGTTTTTCAACGCTAAAGGTTTTTCTAAGTTTGTCGGTCAAATCTTTGCCGAGGACTTTTTCTAATTTAGTTAATTCAAACATTGTAGTAATTTATTTTTAAGTTCTTCGTAGACATCTTGCGGAGCATCCAATAGTTTTATATCATTAAAATATCCCTCTACTGAAAAGCCTTTTAGATTGCCTGATTTTATTTCATTGTTCCATACTTGCTCATCATCTACTTTCACAAATCCAAACCATGAACCGTCCGGTAATTTCTCGAATCCTTCAGGGGTGTTTATCCCTTTTGTAGAATCTATGATGAAGTGCTGCATAAGGAATGCACCTGATACCTTCGCATTGTCGTTATGGTTAATATTAAATGATAGTGCTTGTTTTGCCCTTGCATACTTAGTGACTATCTTTTCAATAGATTTAGAAGGGAACGATACATAAAACTCCCTACCGGTTTCATCCCGTCTGTAAATAGGTTGGTCTGCTACCATTAACGGCCCTGCTACTATTCTTTTTTCAGAATCTATAACCGAAAACTGCTCTTTAACGGCTGCAAAGGCCATCCAATTGCGCTCTATTGCAGGGTGTTCAACTAACCCGACTGCAAATACTGAGGTTTCATCCTCTGCACTTTCATCTATATCCAGTATGTATAATGGTAAATCCACTCACCATTAATATACAAATAGGGTAAAAGTTGTTAAAAAGGGTATTAAATTAACTCTGCATTAGACTTTATACGTGCTACTCTGCCCTGAGTATCGGTAATATCTTTCTCTAATACATAGACTTTAGTTCCTCTTTGGGTAGAAGTTCCGGCCTGTTCTTGAGGAATAAACCCTTTGAGTGGTGGGGCTTGGCCATAAGACTGACTGCCTACACCTCCTGTTGAACCACCTGAAAGGCTGCCACCGCCTTGCAAAACTCTTTTAGCGTTTGCAATGTTGGCAGTTATTCGTGCAAGTCCAGTAGTAAACTGAACGATACCGGCAACGCCTCCTGTAAGTGGGTTAAAAACATTCCCCTCTGAACTTCTAACAAGTGAAGATATTGCAAGGGCTGTATCAGTTGCTATCTGAGACAGTGCAAGCACTTTTCCTAATGCGGTGTACTTATACTGTTCCCCCATTGCTATTTCTGCAATGTTGTTTAGTATCTCGAATGAACTTGTAGCTATTGATTGTTTGGCAGCCTGTTCATCTGCAAAGTCTTTTATTCTTTGTTGCCTATCTTTTTCCTCCTCTGCATCCTGTTGTTTTTTAAAGTCCTTTTCTCTTTGCCATAACTCTAACTCTGTTTCATAGAGTGCTAACCCTTCCCTAAGTTTTAGATCGACTTTCTCCTTTATCTCTACTTTGGCC